CAACCTCGTAATATTTTCCAAGATGCGAACCGATATCTTCATATGCAGCTTCTAATCGTTGCTGTAATTGGTTTATTTCTTTAGAAGTAGCTTCAAACACTTTAAAAGCTTCTGTTAAACCTTTCGCATGACGACTTACAGTTACATTATCAAACCAGTCTTTATCTTCGGTCATTATTCGTTGTGCTTTGTCAACGATACCACGTACGCGTTCCGTTAAATCTTTTAGTTTTCCACTTCCATATACCGATTCACCTAATGCAGAAAAATTTGCTACATCTTGCATAAACTGGCGCTTTTCTTCTTTTGTTAATGCTACTTCTTCTTCGCCAGTCATCATTTCTAAAATTCTTTTTAAATTCGGTGTATTCATATTATATCCTACATTTTCCATCTTCACACAATATAGATGTGATAATGTTATTAACATTTGCGTATTTATTAGTTGTTGTATTTTTATTTACTGATTCGTTCATTGAAGTTGGTCGCATAAAAGCACCATGAGTTGACGGATTCGATACGAAATCCCAACAAATCAATTCGAAATCTTCTTGTACTTCTACCGCACTTTCATTTCGTAATTCTTTTACTGATCCTAATCCTCGCGATGAAATACCTAAGGTAATACCAGCACGAAATAATTCTTTAAGAATTTTACCGGATGGCGTATCGAGTACTTGTACAGAACCATGTAAATCATCGCCATTCCACCAAATTTTTAAAACATTGTGCGATACATTATTTAAATTTACTACCGAAGATTCTGGATGATCTAATTCGCCTAATGCCCTATGTTGATCGATATATTCTTTTTGATATCGTTGGCATTCTCTATGCAATATATTTTTAGGATATATTCTTCCGTTTTGATTTTTGGCTCCTGCTCTCTGTAAAACTCCTTGTACTACAAAACCACCAGGTATTCCATATGCAGCACCATTTGATTCTGTTAAAGAACCAACCGGTTTAAATGGCATATATTCTACAATTAGTTGTTTTGACATATTATTCCCCTAATGCTCTTACTCGTTCTGATATTTTAATTAAACGTTTTGATATTTCTTGCAATGCTTTTGTTGTCGATGGGCCGTATGCATCAGATGTTACTCCCGCTTCATTTTTAAATTTACTACTATAATTTACTATAGTTTCAATCTCTCGTAGCCGTTTTGCAATTTCTCGTATGCTTTCTTTAACTTTACGAGAAGGTTGTACATCTCCAGATTTAAAATCGCGATATCCTTCTATAAGTTGTTCATATTTACGTTCCATAGCATCTTCAACCATATGTTTATGTTTGTTAGCAGTACCTTTTCCTTTTGTCGATAAATCTACAGATGGATATTCGTATTTTTCATGTTGCCAATCGGTGTTTTCAGCATATGCAAATTTAGCCATCCATTCTTCTTCTTCAGATTCTGGTTTCTGATAATGGTCGTTATCATGAAATAAATTTAATTTATATGTAGGAGGCGTATTAACTGATTCTTCTATACCTGAAGCATAATTAACTTTTTTAACAGTCTTTCGAAATGCATTAGGAGTATTATATCCAGCAACTGCTGCTGCAACATTTTGTTCTTCAAGATCTGCATCTTCATCTAATTCTTTATCAGATGTTTCAGCTTCTAATTCTAAAAACTTATCTTCTATTTCTTTAAGAAACGATCTCATAAATGAATCTCCTTTAGTTCTTTAACTAAATCAAAATAACGTAATAAAGATAAAATATGAGATTCTTTTATTACTTTCATCGATTCAACGTTACATAACATTTCTGACAATTTAGCTACTTTAATTTTAGTAACAGGATCAGTTATTATTTTTGCTTGAGATGCTAAATCTTTTTTAATATTCGGAATAATTTTTTGAACGTATTCTCGTAATGCTGTTGTATCATTAACGTGCGTTATATATTTGTTCAATAATTGTTTTTGCGATTCATTTAATCCGGAATATTTTTGATTGAATTTATCTACTAACAATTTGTATGCTAATAATCTTAATTCTTTTGGTTGAGATTCATATGTTTCTAATATCGGATCTTTTTTAGATTGAACGCGTTCTGTTATTAAACCATGTTCAATTATTGCATTTTTACATTCCAATAATTGTTTTGGATTATCCGTCTCATCGTGTTCGAATATCATATTGATAGATGCTAAAACTTTGTAATTATTTATATGCATTTTAGCTATATCCGAAAATACAAACTTTTTTGAAATTTCTTTTACTAAATTATATCTTTGACGTTTTAATACGGTTTGATTTAATTTATCGTATGTAGATTTTACAGTTCGTATATAATCTAAAGCTTGAGCTTCACTTCGAAATTGTTCTTTAACTAGTGCATTATACAATTGCAATTCTTTAGATAATTCGGTATTTCGTCCAAAGTATTTTTTGATAATATCGATAGTAACTGATTTATTCGATGACAATGTTTCCGAAGTTAATTTTCTAACCAACATTTCAAACAATATACCGGTATTTTTATATTTTGAATGTTTTAGTTTCTTCATGTGTTATACGTTGCCTTATTTTAAATATAAATATGTTTGTAATTATAAAATATTGTTTTCATCTAACATCGTACCCGAATCCGGATCATTATTCTTTATATCATTAGATTTTAAAGATTCTGTTATTATAGAAACACGTTTGTTATCTTTAGATTTTAATTTTTTAATAAAACTTTCTACTGCGATAGTATTATTTCTAAATTTAGGATCTGGCTGAAATGCGTTTCTTTGATTTTCAGGATCAAATGCTTGATCAATTTCTTTTTTACCGGTAGGATCCCATCCAAACGCATTTCGATGTTGACCCGATTTAATACCTTCTTTTGGACGGCCTCCTTTATCTTTATCTTCTACTTCAGAACTAGACATATGTACCGTTGCTAAATCGTGCGGTGTACCAAAAGATACTCCCGTAACAGCTGGATCGTTACCTTCTTGTTCAATTTGATTTTGTCGGAAACGAAGTTTTAAATCTTCAATAACATTGGTTCTTTCTTGCAACCATTGTTCTTCTGACATATTAAAAATAAATTCGTATATATACTTATCAGAAACTAGTTTTGAATCTTTCATTGCATTAGCCAATGTTATTTTTTCATTCATTAACGCAACTTTTTGTTGATCATAGATTACGGATGGCGCTGTTAATTCTAATTCAAAACCAACTAAATCTTCGCCTTCAAATCCTTGTGCATATAAATGTACAATAGCAATTTTATGTAATTCGGATATTACAATTTTTTGAATTCGTTCGATAGTTCTAGCAAAACGAATATCCATAGATGCTAATGTAGTTTTTCCTTCTACCGCTTCTGCATAACCTAAGAATGGTTTAGGTATTTTCAATGCAGCCATCATTTTGTCTTTGATATATTCGATATCATCCATACCCGTAAATGTCATACCAGGTAATGTATCTATTGTCGTAGAAGACTGTCCGCCGCGGACCGGAAGATAATAATCTTCTAACATATTATTTAAATTGAAACGTAAATTGTAATTTCCGGTATTAGGATCGATGTGTGGAATTTTTTTCATTTTATTGATAATTTGTTCCATAAACGAATCAACTTCATTTGGTGGAATATTACCAATATCAATTTTAAAAATACGTTTTTCTGGGGCACGCATAATACGATGTATTAACATCGCATCTTCCATCATCATTAATTTTTGAAATTCTTTTCGTGCTCCTTCTAATATTGAACGACCGTATGGTAAAAAGTTTGAATCGGATAACATACGAAAATGTGCAATTTCAAATGTATCATATGTCATTTGTTCCGAAGCTACATTTTTAAATTTAATTTCATACTCTCCGGTTGCAGCATTAAATTCTTCCCAACGTTCCATTTCGTAACTAGAAAATGGACGTACGTTAATTATACCATAGTCTTCTGCAATATCTAATTTTAAGAAAAAATCTCCGTATTTAGTTACGTTACGAATCCATGTCCATAAATTAAATTCAATATTTAAAACATCATAAAATAAATTGTAAAGTATTTTTTGAATATTAGTTTTATTAGTTTTAATTGTTAGTATTTCACCGAATTGATCAGCTAATGTAGATTCATCTGAATATATATCTAATGCTGAAGAAATTATCGGATCTTTATCCATCATTTCGTAATCAGCATATAATTGCATACGATTCTGGTGCATATAATAATTTGAATCATATCCACCCATACCACCTACACGATGTTTATTAGCACCATGTAATCTAGTATATCTATCCGCAACCTTACTTTGTGCTAAGTTTCCAGATGACTGAAGTCTATTAGTATCGACTACGCGTAATTGATCTTTGCCATATGCTCGGACAATTACGTTAGTACTAAATAAATTTTGTAAACGTTTTCTTAATGACGCCATATTTCTTTTTTAATATAAATATAACTATATACAGAACTGGGGGTTATCTTATAAGCCAAGTTAAATCTTGATCACCATCTCCAGGATTCCAATTCCATCCGGTATCTGTTGGTTTCGATTTTCCGGTATATATAACGGGATTGGTTTTTTGAAATTGAGATAATGCACGTTTATTTAAATCTATTCCTTGTTGACGTAATTTTAATGCTGTATCTCGTAACCACAACGTAATTGCAAATGCCATTACTAAGTCATCATTATAACCTTGTTGTGCTTGAGCTTTACCAGTTAGCCATACAAATACTAATAGTTCTTGTATGAGACGTTTACTGCGAATAACCGGAGTTTTTTCTCGCATATACATTTCTAAAGCAGATACCATTAATGGTCTAGTACGCGATGTAGTCGATACTCCAGGAACCATTTGGCTCTTATCTTTCATATCATAACCTTTTTTCAATTGTACTGATGCATCTGTATATCCATCATCTTTATAAGTATAGTGTAGATTCTGATATCCTCTATCTAATGCTGGTTGTATTGCTGCCCAACCTATGTTTGCATTTTCAATTGCTAGCAATGCATTGTTCCATTCTGTTGCAACTGTTACTAACATGTTACCAAAATCATTTGGAGCAATTTTACCTTTATATTCAGCTACTTGTCGTACAGCTTCTACATCGAATATTTGAAATGTTGAAAAGTCAGCACCATCGCCTCGTGCGACGTCAGCTACTACTGTGTAATCTTTTGCGTAATCCGGATATTCCCATACCCAATAATTTCCATCAAACCCTCTACGTTCTAACGGTTCTTCTGTTAATTCATTATATTCTAATAATAATGGACCATCAACTACAGTATGACCTGAACTAACAAAGTCACAATCACATTCTTGTGCAGCACCACGTTCACCTAATAAACGAGTTTGTTCATCGCGCCATGCTTGGTCTCGTTCTGGATGTACCGTCCAATGCAGTTTGATTGTATGAAATCCATTTACTCCAGATTCAGCATCGGCCCATGTTTGATGAAACCAGTTACCAACACCATTAGGAGTAGATAATACTATAGCACCACCACCCGTTGATAATGTAGCTTGCGATGCTATCCATATTTCTTCTATGTTTCGAATAAATGCAGCTTCGTCTACTATAAGAAGCGATAACGCTTCCGAACGTGCGCCTGTGGTTGCGGATGATACTGCTTTAATTTGTGAACCATTTTTAAATTTTAACGATAATTTGTTATCAGCTTCGACTGTACCTTTTAACCAACTTGGTAAATTGTCGTGCATTACACGCACTTTGGTAACTAGGTTTTTTGCTACTTCTTGTGTGGTGGCAATAACTAATACGTTAAAATCTTCTGCAAATAACATGCTCCATAAAGCAAATCCAGCCGATAAAGTAGATATACCTAACTGTCTTGATTTAAGAATAACATTGTAACGATTATCTCTTAATTCAGATAATGAATCTTCCTGAAACGGAAACAAATTAAATTTAATTTTACCTCGTTTAGGATGTTGAATGTAACAATAATTACGCATAAAAAATACAGGATCTTTAGCACACATCATGTACTGTTGCTGTATTATTTGCTTTATGTTAGGTTGTGACATTATTTTAAATATTGATTGATAATTGCTCCGGTAAATAAAGTAGTTAAAATACCACTACCAAACCAAATTGCTTTATTATCGAACCATTTTGGCTGTAAACGTTTTTCGCGTTCGACATACAAATCTATATTAGTTTTTAATAATTTAGTTTGTTCGGTTTGATATGCTAATTGCATTGAATCTAATTTGATTACTGAATTTAAATCATTTACAAGTTCATCTTGTTTTTCAATAATTTTTTGATTTATTTCATCTAATTCATATAGTGAATCAATTGTAAATAAAATATCTTGCATTTCTTGTTCAGTAAAACATGTATCCGGAATATTTTGAGAAAAACAAGATAATGGAAATAAACATATAACTAATAGCTTTTTCATTAATTTCCTTTTTTTGGTTTACGACCGCGTCTTTTTGTTTTATCTAAAATTTGTTGTTTTAATTCAACGACATCTTCTACTACTTCTGGTTTTATTTCTTCTTTTTGTTGTTTAAGTTCTTCTACTTCTTGTGCTGTTTCTTTTGCATTTTGAATAGCTTCTTGTCGTTGTTCTTCTACAATGTCAATTTTACCTTGTAATTGATCAATTTGTTTATCATTGTCATCAATTTTTTGTTTTAATTTATCTGCTTTTTTTTCATTTTGTTTTTTCGCAACAAATAATATTGCTAATACTGCAGCAATACCTGTGACTATGTATGCCCAATATTTTTTAATTATTTTCATTATTTTCTCCATTTAGTTTTTTTAAAAAATTTTCTTTGAATTTATTAAATTGTTCTTGAATAGTAGCATCAAATTCTTCCGGCGTCATTCGTGCTGCCCATGTTTCTAATTGACCTTCTGAATTTGTAACGTATTCCGATGCGCGGGTATATGTTTCACGAAGTAAATTTACATCTCGTTCTGCTAACGCTAACCAAGCTAATGCATTTTCGCGAATTTTATTTTGTTCGTATTCTTCATATTTGCCTTGTTTACGTAAATCATGTTCCATTTCGATAACACAATCAAAACACATTCCGTGAATTTTTCTCATCTTTTCATCAATGCGTTGTGCTTTTAAACATGTACATGTTTCTTTACGACAATTTGGAAATATACGAAGTTCTTCTCGTATTTCTTGCAATACTTCAGTAGATTTTAATTTTTTAATACGGAAACCTTGTTTCTGTTCAATTACATAAGTAATTCCAGTAACAGAATCTGTTTCTTCCCATACGTCGCCGACTGCATGCCGTTTATTTTTTTCGGCTGTTTCTTTTGCATCCGAAAACCCTATAGTTTTTTTTGTTTGAAACTTATGGGTACCGTCAATCATTTGTTGAACGGCTTTTACATTTTGTAACTTTTTAGACATATAACTTATTTAGTTTCTGATTTTTTTGTATCCGCTGCGTTATCGATATTCATTAATTTTTTTATAGACAATTGGCGTAGTAATTTAAAGAAATTATGTTTATCTTCAGTTTCTGCATCTTTCATGACCATGTTAAATACTTTAGCTAACGTTTTAATTCTAGCAATATTTCCGCCGTCAGCTTTCAATTGTTTAACAAATTTTTCTACTGCAACTGCTTCTTTTGTTTCTGGAGATAATTCTTCAGCGCCGCTAGTTTCTCCAGCTGCTGGAGTTTCAGCCGGTGGTGTTGCTGCAGTTGGAGCTGGCGGAGTTGCTACATCGGCTGCTGGTGGAGTTGCTGCAGCTGGTGGTGTTGGTGTGGATGGATCTGGCGTAGGTTCAGCTGCTGGTTCTTCAGCTGCTGGTTCTTCAGTTGGAGCATCTTCTGGTTTTTCTTCTTGTTCTATTAATACATTGACGATTTTTCTTCGTACATATTCTCTAACTAAACGTTCTTTTTGTTCTCTAGTTAAATTTTCAATTTTATCTTTAAGAACATCCGCAGTTTCTTTTTCTTCTTTGTCTTGACGTTTCTTTAAACGCTTTGCTGCAGTTTTAGGATCATAATCGCCATCTTCTATATCTTTGTATAAACGATCATCATCATTGTATTTTGGAAACATTTTTCCGTCATCCTGTACAGGTTTATCAGTTTTACGCAAAACGTTAAGTTGTTTATCTCCTGTAGTTTTAGGATTTAAATTTCCTTTTTTGTCATCTTCAGTATAATCTTTAAGATCTTTTCTTGGTTTTGGTTTTTGTGATTTTTCAAAATCTTTCGGTGTTTTATACTTGCTTTTATGTTTTTGCGTCATTACAATTTTCCTTTTATTTTATATAAATATTAGTTAAACAGATTTAACTTTGTTTTTTAATAATAACGCTTTTGAAATATTTTTAGAATGTTCTTCAGTGCGGGGCGGTTTCTTTTTATTTTTAAGTGACTTACTAATATTAAGTTTATGTTCATCACTCATTGAACCTCGACTTAAACATTTAGGAATAATATGATGGCGTTCAAAATATATTCCGAGACCTTTTTTACGATTCTCAGATTGAGATCGATCAATTAACTGATCGTATATTTTTTTATAATTCATTACTAAATCATCGTGCGTATTTTAACACTCCTAAAATTTGATTTACCGGTGCAAATGCACCTGTCATTTTATATGTATTGCCTTGATATGTAAATACAACGCCTTCTGCCGGGACAATTGCATCGAAACCTCCTAATTTTTGTATACGTTTTAATTCCAATTCTAATTTAGATACGGTTTCTGGTTTATTAGTTGTTTGTAAATCTTTAATAAGATCCGACATTTCCGATTTAATAGTTTGAACTGTTTGCGATGGATTTGCAGCTAAAAAATTAGATGCATTTTGTAATACTACAACGCCGAGTCTTAAAAAAATAGATTCAAATGGTTCTAAATTTTGTTTTTTGTATTTTTTAAAATCCGATTTGTCAAATTGATCTACCCATGCAACAAATTCTGGATTGTCAATTTGTTTTTTAAACATAGAAATATTTGTAGATTTATCCGCAAATGCCCAACGATATACTAATTTTTCTAGAATATCGTCTGTAATTTCATATCCGGTTTCCGATGCTTTAGTTCGTATGACATCTCTCCACCATGCTTTATGATATTCACTAATTAAGTCAGTTGGTTTTAAATTAAATTTTTGTTGTAATTGATCAATTTCATTAAAAAATGCAGCTTGTTGATCTTCAAAATCATATACTCGACCTAATTTAATACGCTGTGGTGGAATAAATGAAAATGTATTTTGCATATGTGCATTTGCATCTTGTACAACTTTTTGCATTAGAGATCCGCCGGCTAAATCTGTTTCTACGGTATTTCCTTTGTCATCGAATTCTACTAAATTATGAAATTGTAAATGTGCTTTATCATATGCAATTACATTTCTAGTAGCTGGATAAATAATTTCCATGTTTGCAAATACTCGTCCATTTTTAAAAATACGATCTAATTCTGCTGCTGGAATAGATGCCAATGCTGCAGTTACATCTTGAGACATTTCCCGAAATGCGTCTACAACTAGTTTATATCCCGCTGATGCATCGGCTCCATTTTTTTGTATAGATTCTTGATACTTACGTTCAAAATCTGCAACTAATTGATCTGGAGTCATTGGATTAATTACGGTGCCTTTATTACGTGCAAAACCTGGTTGTCCATTTTTCCAAGTTACCATAATATTTTGTCCATCTGTTTTTTCCGTAACAGCTTGTTCAATATCTAAACGTCCAGACAAAGCACGTGAAACGATTTCTTTCATATCATTAAATGATAATCCATGATCATCCCATGGGTGTGCCATATGTCCTGCCGCACCTCCTTCAGATAATATACCTCCCATTTTCATTCGAGATTCGATTGTATAAATAATATCTTCTGGATTATTTGATTGCCATCGTTTTCTTTGTTTTTTTATTGTTCTAGGAATCAATTCAATCATTTTTTTACGGGTATTCCATTGTAACATAAATGGCATATGAATTGGAATATCGAATTGATAATCGGATCCTACTCCTGTCGGTCGTTCTAAATCTAATTGTCTTGCAATTTTGTCTCCATATTCATTTGCTAAATCTTCAAAAAAGTCTCTAAGTTCATCTGTATATATAGGAGCTTCGTTTCTAGGATCATTTAGTCGTTCTATAAAATGTGTAAATTTGCCTTGAAAATCTACATCGATGTTATATTGTTTAAAAAATTTATCAACCGATGATTCTATAGATGCTAATTCGGATCTGGTAATATAATTTTCTGTAATAATACTTTCTACTAATTTAGCACCATATACTGTTTTTTGAAAATCATCAAAGTCGTATACGAATGATTCGCCTCGATTTGAATTTAAAAATGAACGTAATTTTTTTATTTTTTCTGCATGCCGTTGTTTTTCCCTAGGGAACATCATGCTTTCTATAAATCTATCTACGTCATTTGATATCGTTTTTAACATCCATTCCGCAGTAAAAGGTTTTGATTCTTGTACTCCTTTTAAGATTTGCCACGCATTTTTTACTTTAGCTTCATCAAATTGTGGATAAGAAGAACGAAATGTTTCGTAGTCATTATTAGCTAACGATGTACGAACTACGGTTGCGGATATAGGATTGTTTTCTGAATATTGTAATGGATCTACATTAATATTTAACTCAATCGCATCAATTCCTTTTGGTATTGTACGTCCCTTTTTATCGCCTATAGTTGCATATTTGTCTACATTAGGTACGAAATCTTTAGCACGAACATAATCATCGCCTTTAGCAGAAGCGGCCATCGCATAACGACCAGTTACATCTTCTGGTAATGCAAATAAGTATTCGTATGCTGCCATTATCGGCGAATTAAATTCAGTTGGTTGTATTTCAACATTTGGATTATCATTTAATAAATCAAACATTTCAATTGTTTTTTCTCGAGTAATTCCGTCTCGTTCTTTAGGTCCGATTAAAAGTATTACTCGTTCTACATTTGGATCTTGTGCATATCGATTTGCTAAATCTAAATGTGCTCCAGTTAATGGTTTAAATCCTCCGGGAAATAAGACTGTTATTTTATCCATGTAAGTTTCTTTTTATATAAATATTATTTAACTGGGAATGCTGGTGGAATTATACTAGATCCTACTTGTCGGCTCGATCTATAAACAAAATTTCTAAGTTTAATAGTGCCATTAAATGATGATACATTTTGATAATATAATACACTTCGAATTTGACAATACATTCCTTGTCGGTTTTCAATTGAACCGGTGTCGTCTGCTAATTGTAAATTTAAATGACCAGATGTATACCGACCTGCTACCGTTTGATTACTAATAACATTTGTTGTATCAAACAAAGTTTCATTAGAAAATTTATTATAATTAGTATTTATATTATTACTTAAAATAGCGCTAGCAGTTGATATATAATGTTCAATTATTAATAAATTTCCGGTGCCGCCAATAGTTCCAACATTTCCCGGAGCATTAACATTGTCTAATTCATATGTAAATGAGCATTGTATACGAGTCTCTCCAGGTAATAAAAACGTTTGGAATATTGAACTAGTAATACCATTAATACTACCAGAATCTATTGATTGTACCGTTGTATTAATTTCCGTTGGAGAATAATATAAAATACGACCTACGTTTAATCCATCAACAAATTCGGAATTTGAATTAAATAATACGTCTCCGCCGTTAACTGCAATAAATGAAGAAGCAGTAACATCCCCATTTGCAGTTAAATAAAACCCGCTTGACGATATTTCTAAATTACCATTACTTCCAGAAATATATTGATTAGTTGGATCTCCAAAGAAAAATGTTTCTGTATGTACATCTAATTCCGATGGTATTGTTGAATATCGAAAATAATTGTTCGAATCACCGAATAATTCTAATCCAACGCCACTATATGGCACGCCTCCTTTTGTTCCGGAAGAACCGGATAACGCAGATCCGGACCATAATAAAAATCCAGGAAATCCCGCCGCAAAACCTTCATAACCCAATGATCTAACAAATCCGGTATTTTTATATCCAGATATAGCTACTCCAGATTCCAATGAATCTGCAACATATAAAGATCCGGTTAGCATTGAATAATCGCCATCGATATATCGATTACCCCCTTGCCAAGTTTTATTATAAAGATAATTAATTTGTTTGCTTTTTACTCCAGCTACATTGTAATATTCAACTTTAAATGAAAGCTGATTATCTGATTTATGAGCTGTTGGAACTAGACTTCGTATTCTAGTATAATCCGGAGTATATCCAGGATCATTATCAGTAGTAGTTCTAATGTCAGCGACTTGCCAATTTCCCGCTTCGACTACAACTAATAAAACTGCATCTCCGGTATTATCTGCTTCAAAATTAAATACGTAATCATCAACGCGTTGATTATCTGATGTAACTTCAATTTCGCCAATTCTTTTGCCTAATTTTTTGATTAATTCTCGATTAAAATAATCGGTGACGTCAAAATTAAATGCACTTCCGGATAAATAAAATGATAATTTTGGATTAACTGTTCCTGTTCTAGTACCTAAAGCATCGAATGTTATTTTATAGGATCCATCTTTTATAAAAAATCCTTTATACGAATTTTGAACTTGTGCTACCGATACTGCAGTTGTTGCAGATATATCCGTTGCATTAACAATTTGCATTGCGTTATTTATCGAAGCAGTATTCCATGTTAAAGTAGGGGCAGCGGTTTCTGAAAATCCTTGATATGTATGTCCTTCCCAATACGTGTTGATAATACTTTGTGAAGTAAATGTTCCTATACTTTGATCCGGAAATAATGATGAAGTACTAGTAACAAATATTTCAGTTTCTGTTAATTCGATATCATTAATTAATTCCCATGTTCCAACTTGGCCGTTATTACTCATAAACGTTTTAACGCGTGAAACATCGCCGGTACTTGGTTGTAAACCTTTTATTTCGATAAATGCAAATGATTCGGAATTTTGCGTTGGTACATATGTCGGTGTAGCTTCATATGTTAATGAATATGATGAATTTGCAAATTGTGTATATGTATGTGAAGAAATACTTTGGCTACTATAAACCACATACTCTGTGTCTAATAAAGCCGTAGTCGGAGATAATATCTTTTTTATCGTAGATTGATATTGTGTATTAGCCGGCGTGTATGTAGGAGTAGGCGTAGGTGTTTGCGGAGTACTTACTGTAATCGTCCCCGTTACCATATCAGAAGTAAATATTCCGCCGGTTAATTCGATTGCAGGTTGTCCATTTGATACAAAATATCTTACAGTTCCAGTAGAATATGTAGGAAATTGATTTCCATTTAGATATACGCGATCTAATTGCGTTGCAACTTGTTCTGATAAAGTTACATCGGGTAATGTTTCAAAAATAATTTCGGAATCGTTCGAAACTGTTGGATTAATTGGTACTTGTCTATTCCATTTTATGTTTGAACGACCTTGCCATTCTGAAGGAGCGTTAACAGCTTCTCCAATAATAGTAATTGTACAATCTCCTGGCGATGTATCTTCGTAAACGTAAATTGCAATTACTCTGGATTTATCTTCATCGATGTAATTTAAAATTTCATGATAAATTGGATCGCCATTATAATCTAATATTTCTATGTTTAGATAACTTCCTACTTTTAAATTGTTAGGATGTCCTCGTAATTTAAATAGATTTTTACCAGCTGTTAAACGTATAGGAAATTCTGATATCTGAAAATATT